CCAATAAACGAATTAGTTAGAGAGTTTCCACATTTAACGGACAATGATTTAAACAACTTCAAAAGAAAACACAATAGATTAAAAGCTGGTGACCCAAGGCATGAAGACGCTGATGTTAATAAAGTTCAGATATTATATTTTAACTACAAAACATATATGAACGATGTTTATAAGGTTAAAACAACTTCTACAGGAGGTGAAAGAGCTATAGAAAAAACAGATCAATTTAATCCACCAGAAGATAAAATGATGGATTATTCTAAAATGCAAAGATCTGTAGAGTGTTTATTTGAAGGAGCTATAGTTTTAGGTACAGATTTCTTACTTAAATGGAAGAAAGCAGAAAACATGATGCGAGATAAAAGTGATTTTAATAAAGTTAAAATGAATTACTCTTTAGTTGCGCCGCAAATGTACAATGGTAAAATACAGTCTTTAGTTAGTAGAATTACTGGTTTTGCTGATATGATACAGTTGACACATTTAAAGTTACAACAAGTATTATCACGTATGGTTCCTGATGGTGTTTATATGGATGCTGATGGCCTTGCTGAAATAGATCTAGGAAATGGAACTAATTATAATCCACAAGAAGCATTAAATATGTTCTTCCAAACAGGATCTGTTATCGGTAGATCAATGACATCTGAAGGAGATCCAAACCCAGGGAAGATGCCTATACAACAAATAGCAAATGGATCTGGTGGACAAAAAATGCAAAGTTTAATACAGACTTACAACTATTACTTACAAATGATAAGAGATGTGACTGGTTTAAACGAGGCTAGAGATGCTAGTACACCAGACAAAAACTCTTTAGTTGGTGTTCAAAAACTAGCAGCTGCAAACTCAAATGTAGCAACAAGACATATATTAAACTCACAGTTATTTTTAACAGCAGAAACAGCTGAAGCATTGTCATTAAGAATATCTGATATTATAGAGTACTCACCAACAAGAGATGCTTTTATACAAGCTATAGGTGCTCATAACGTGGCTACACTATCTGAAATGTCTGAGTTACATCTATATGACTTTGGTATATTTATAGAGTTAATGCCTGATGAAGAAGAAAAGCAAATGTTAGAAAATAACATACAAATGGCAATTAACCAAAAGCTAATTGATTTAGATGATGCTATAGATTTACGTGAGATTAGAAATTTAAAAATGGCTAATCAAATGTTAAAAATCAAAAGAAAAAAGAAGTTAGAAAGGGATCAGAAAATGCAGCAAGAGAATATACAAAAACAATCTGAAGCTAATCAACAAGCTCAACAAGCCGCTGCTCAAAATGAGATACAAAAAAACCAAGCTAAAGTTCAATCAGACATAGAATTAGAAACAGCTAAAAATGATATGAAACTAGCCTTCATGAAGCAAGAGGCTGAAATGAAAAAACAATTAATGGATCACGAGTTTGAAATAAATAGAAAACTAAAAGAACTAGAACAAGGTCCAACAAAGAGTGATGCTTACAAAGAAGATCGTAAAGACGAAAGAGTAAAATTACAAGATGGATTAAAAAAAGCGAGCCAAACACCTAAAAAGTTTGAGTCTGCAGGTAATGATACTATGGGAGCGGGATCTGGAATAAGCATAGGAGGATTAACAAGTAACTAATTATATTATATTATGGAAGAAAATGAAAACAAAGTAGCCGAGGAGGCTACACAAGAAAAGGTAGAACAAACACCTGTAGATGAAACAAAGTTTGAAAGCGCTGGAGATGATAGCGTAATAAAAATAGATTTAACAACACCAATAGAACCAGAAACAAATGAAACCACAGAAACAATTAAAGTTGCAGAAGATAACACTGACAACGAGGGAGTGGTTGGAGTCGATGAAGATGCCAATGCCACAGAAAAACAAGAAGAAGTACCAGAGGAACCAGAAGCACCGAAAGATGAATCAGTACTAGAAGAAATAACTGAAGATTCTACACAAGAAGAAGTTACTGAAGCTGAAGAGCAAATAGAAGAAGCTATAGCAGAATCAGAAGCTACAGGTGATCCACTGCCAGAAAATATACAAAAGGTAGTAGAGTTTATGAAAGAAACTGGAGGTACTTTAGAAGAATACGTATCTTTAAATAAAGACTATAGCGAAGAAGATGACTCTGTAGTTTTAGAAGAATACTATCAAAAAACAAAACCTCATCTAACATCAGAAGAAATAAACTTTTTATTAGAAGAAGAGTTTTCTTATGACGAAGAAGTAGATGATGAGAAAGATATTAAAAGAAAAAAAATAGCGTTAAAAGAGCAAGTTGCCAACGCTAAAAGCCACCTAGACGGGCTAAAGTCTAAGTATTATGAAGAAGTTAAAGCTGGATCAAAGCTCACTAATGAGCAACAGAAAGCAATTGACTTTTTTAATCGATACGAAAGCGAATCACAAGAAAATGAAAAGGTTGTTAAACAACAGACCGAAGCTTTTCAAAATAAAACCAAGCAGGTTTTTAACGATAAATTCAAAGGTTTTGAATATAACATCGGGGATAAAAAGTTTAGGTTTAATGTTAACAATGCTGATGAGGTAAGAGACACTCAAAGTGACTTAAATAATTTTGTAGGAAAGTTTCTTGACAAAAATAATACAATGTCCGATGCGAAGGGTTATCATAAATCATTATTTACGGCTATGAACGCTGATGCAATTGCCAATCATTTCTATGAACAAGGTAAAGCTGACGCCATTAAAGATACGGTTGCTAAAAGTAAAAATATAAATACTGCTAGACAATCATTCGACGGTGGAGAAGTTGGTGGAGTTAAGTTTAAAGTGCTTGGCCAGAATTCAAGTGGTTTAAAGTTCAAAATTAAAAATAAATAATAAATTTAAAAATTAGATAAAATGGGATTAATAAGTATACCTGGAGCTGGTGATATTACACCGGCTGCAAAAAAACAAGTTGTACCATCTGCGTATGTTGACTTTACAACTGCGACTTGGGCACAACAATATTTACCAGATCTTATGGAGAAAGAAGCTGAGGTGTTCGGACAAAGAACAATCTCTGGTTTCCTTTCACAAGTAGGAGCTGAAGAATCTATGGCTGCTGACCAAGTAATTTGGACAGAGCAAGGTAGATTACACTTGTCGTACAAAGGTTGTACGATTGATGCGGGTAACGCTGGTGCGTTAAACGCAATTACAATTGGTACTGACGTTGATGGTAATGCAATGGGTGCTAACCACGGTATTAGAAAAGGTGATATGATACTAGTAACTGCAGCTGATGGTGCAAACACTGTAACTGCTTACGTTACTACTGTTACGGCTGGTAGTGCTGTTATTGTTGCTGAGCCATATGACACTGCGTCAAGTACTGAACTTGCTGTGTTTGGTGCTGCTGGAACAAACCTTGCAAACGTATCTGTATTAGTTATAGGTTCTGAATTCAACAAAGGTGATAACTACGCTGGAGCTGCTGCAAGAACTGCTAACGAGCCATCTTTTGCTACATTTAACAACAAGCCAATTATAATGAAAGATTTTTACCAGGTTTCTGGTTCTGATACTTCTCAAATTGGATGGGTTGAAATTTCTGGTGAAGAAGGACAAAACGGTTACCTATGGTATTTAAAAGCTGCTGGTGATACTAGAGCTAGATTCTCTGACTATGTTGAAATGACATTATTAGAAGCTAAAAAATCTGGTCAAGCAATTACTGGTCTTTCTGGTGCTGCTGGTGATGGTACTCAAGGTTTATTTGATGCATTAGAAACTAGAGGTAACGTGTCTAACGCGTTCTTAGGAACTGCTGCTCAAAACTTACTAGACTTTGACCTTACTTTAGCTCAATTAGATACTCAAGGTGCTATTGAAGAAAACATGATGTTCTTAAACAGAGGTACTTCTCTTAAAATAGACGATATGTTAGCTTCAATGAATTCTTACGGTGCTGGTGGTACTTCTTTTGGAGTATTCAACAATTCTGAAGATATGGCATTAAACTTAGGTTTCTCTGGTTTCAGACGTGGATCTTACGATTTCTACAAGTCTGACTTTAGATACTTAAACGATGCTGCTACTAGAGGTTTAATCAACGGTGGTCTTGCTTCAGAGGCAATCAGAGGAGTATTTATTCCTGCTGGTGTAACTTCTGTATATGACCAAGCATTAGGAAAGAATCTTAAGAGACCTTTCTTACATGTACGTTACAGAGCTTCTGAAATGGAAAGTAGACAAATGAAGACTTGGACTACTGGTTCGGTTGGAGCTACTACTTCATCTTTAGATGCAATGGAAATGCACTTCTTAACTGAAAGATGTTTAGTTGTACAAGGTGCTAACAACTTTGTATTACTAAAAGGATAATATCCTTTAAACTTTAGAAAGGGGAGGAAAACTCCTCCCCTTTTTTTTATTAACTATTATTATATTATATTATGGCAAAAAAACAAAAAACAGAAGTGGAACCAACTCCACAGGTTGTAGAACAACCAAAAGTTGAAACACCGGTTATGGAAAAACCAAAACCAGTAAAAATTAGAAAAGCTGATTTAGGAGGTAAAAGAGTTGATGATTGGGAAATAAAAAATAGAACTTATGTTCTTAGAAGCGACAAAAAACCTTTAACATATACTATAAGAAATCAAGGTTTAACTTGGTTTGATGAAGAAAAAGGTTATGCTAGAGAAATACTAGCAACTGAAAATCAAAAAACAGTATTTGTTGATGAAATGCAAGGAGATTATAGGCCTATGCACATCATATTTGAAAATGGTGCTTTGTATGTTTCTAAAGAAAAAGTAATGTTACAAAAAGTTTTATCTTTATATCACCCTTATTTAAACAAGCTTTACGAAGAATTAAAACCTGTAGCCAAAGCAGCTAGCACACTAGATGTTATGGATATGGAAATTGATGCTTTAATTATTGCTAGAGATATGGACATTGAACTAGCTGAAGCAATAATGAGAGTAGAAATAGGTTCTAAGGTGTCTAGCATGACTTCTAAGGAACTTAAAAGAGATTTGTTAATATTCGCTAAGAACAACCCAAGAACGTTTATAACGTTAGCTAATGACGACAACGTTCAACTTAGAAACAAAGGTATAAAAGCCGTTGAAATGGGTTTAATAGCTTTATCATCAGATCAAAGAACATTTACTTGGGTTTCTAATGGTAGAAAACTACTTAATGTTCCGTTTGATGAACATCCATATAATGCTTTAGCCGCTTGGTTTAAAACAGATGAAGGAATGGAAGTTTATTCAAGCATTGAAAAAAGATTAAAATAATCAAACTGTAGAGCGGTCGCCCTACGGGGCGATCGTAAACTACAAAAAAATATAAAATATGCCAATTGTAAATACAAATACAACAATAAGTATAGATACAGTGTATCAAAGAGTATTAGCTTTAGCTAATAAAGAACAAAGAGGCTATATAACACCACAAGAATTCAACCTGCATGCTAATCAAGCTCAACAAGATATTTTTGAGCAATACTTCTATGATTTAGCTAAATATGTAAATCTTACAAAAAAAGCAGACTCTGCAGAAACAACTTCACAAAATACAACAGTAGAACCAGACTTTAGCTCTATGGTTAATTTGATTAGAGAAAAATTAACTATATACGAGGGAACTCCAGTTGCTTTAGTAAACTCAGGAGGTAATTTAAGTTTACCTGCTTTATCTAATTCTATATATAGAACTGGTAGGTATGTTTACAATGCTGGTGCTGAACATATACCTTTGATAAAAACTGACTGGCAAATGAGACCTTTGATAAAAGAAAAATGGGATGCTATTAGCGGTTCTAACTGGCATAACAACCATATCCACCCTGCTAGATATTATTATCACGAAAACTCTGAAGGATCAATATCCGTTTATAAAGAAGATGCAGCAACCACGCCAATAACAACTGGGGTTTCTGTAGAAGTTATAGCTGCTCCACCAACTCCTGTTAACTGGGGTTATGTAGTTGTAAATGAAAAAGCATTATACAACGCTACTACTTCAGCTGACTTTAACATGCATATTTCAGAAGAAACAAATTTAGTTGTAAAAATATTAGAACTAGCTGGTATAACAATAAACAAACCAGGTCTAGTACAAATAGCAAGCAATGAAGAAGCGCAAAATACAAACGAAAAACAATAAACTATGCCAGAATATTTAATAACCGCAACAGAAAGATTATATTATGAGGGTGCTGATGGAAACCAAAACACTGGCGATGAAAATTATGGTAATTATCAATTTACATCAATAGGTAACATAGTAAATGATTTTATAGCAACATATTGTACAGATGGTAAAATACTAGAAGGAACTAAAAAAGGTGATGTTAATTACCATGCAATGAGAGCTATGCAAGAGTTAAGTTACGATACTTTTAACTCTACAAAAGCTATGGAAGTAGAAATACCACCATCTTTAGTTATTCCATTACCACAAGATTATGTTAACTACGTAAAACTTACTTGGGTTGATGAGGGTGGTATACAAAGGTTATTATACCCTGCTAGAAAAACATCCAACCCAAAGTCAATGCTGCAAGACGCTAACTATGACTTTACTTACCAAAGTGGTGGTCCAAATGATGGGGCTTCCTTAGAAGCAGCTGAGTCGTACACTTGGACATATTATAAAAACCCAACAGCTGCAACAACAAATCAACAAGTAGAAGATTATGCTGATGGCTTTTTTGATATGACTTTAGGTGGTAGATATGGTTTAGATCCACAATACGCACAGTCAAATGGTAGTTTTTACATAGATCAAAGAAAAGGTTTATTACATTTTAGTAGTTCTAACATTGGTAAGTACGTGACTATACAATATATATCAGATGGTGTTGGTAACGCGGAAGATTTGTTTTGTCCTAAATTTGCACAAGAAGCAATATTGAAATGGATAACAGTAGGTTGTTTAGAGGCAAAGGCTGGTGTCTCTGAACAAATGATTGCTAGGTTTAAAAAAGAAAAGTATGCGGAAACTAGAAAGGCAAAAATAAGACTTTCTAACGTGAAGATAGAAGAGCTTCGTCAAATCATGAGAGGCGCTGGTAAAATAATAAAATAAAAATAAAACATGGCTGAGTTAAAACGTAACTTCTCGCAAGCGAAGATGAATAAAGATATGGACGAAAGAGTTTTAAGTCCAGGTCAGTATCGTGATGCGAAAAATGTTCAAATATCAACTTCGGACGGTGCCAACGTTGGCTCTGTTCAAAGTCTATTGGGTAACACAGAAGTTACTAGTAATGTTGTTCCAGTTGGTTTTTGCAAAACCGTAGGGGCTATAGCTGTTCCTGAAAAAGATTTAATATACTATTTAGTTGCTGGATCAGGAAATCCTGTTGGAACAAACCAAGTTCCTGATATACAAAAAGATTATATATTAGAGTTTGATACAGTTAGACAAACAACAAAATATGTTTTTGTAGATATACATCGTGTTAAAACAACTGTAATGACAACTAACCATGGTGCTGGACAGAACTGGATAGATGTTAGTGACGGTGGTTATTCCACAAACAAAACAGGAATTAGAACTGGTATGCAGATAACAGCGGTAATTCAAGGTTTGTCTGGAGGGTTTACAAACTCTAGTGGTTCAGCTTTTCTTTATACAAAAACAGATCAGTTAATTGCAAATACTAGTAGGTTTTCAGTAAATATAAACCACCAAATTTTTGTTACAGATGTTGTAAAAATTGCTAATGGTTGGAGAATTTATCACGACTACCAATGGCAAAATGGTGCTACTAACTTTCCAGTAACCGCTGGTGATTCTTTTAGTCTTGTACCAGAAGGAGGACAAATAGCTGGTAGGGTATTACAGTTTGATCCACTAATAAAAATAAATGCTATTAACTATCTTGATGGTATGTTATTCTGGACAGATGGTGCAACAGAACCTAAAAAAATACATGTTGGTAGAAGTAAAGCGGGTACTGGTGGAACTAAAATATCTGCTGGTTGGGACGATGCTCAAAAAACTAGTCATATAAATAACACTAGTATATCTTCTATTGTGGCGGGTAGTACGTTTGCTGCTGACAATGCAGATTTTCACACTAGACTAGTTATAACAGATCCTTCTACTGGCGCGCTTAAACTTGCTTTAAATGTAGACGGAATACGAAGAACAGATGTTGCTAGAGAACATATAACTGTAATAAAAAAATCCCCTAAGTTTCCTCTTGATGTAAAAATGTTTACTACAGAAGCGGACAGAGTTCCAGTTAATTCAAACAACCCAAATAAAACCAACTCTACAGTTGCTGATGCTAGTAATGGTTATGTAGCGCTTCAAGTAGATTTTGTTGATTCAGGTGGTACTCCACTACCAATAGGCACTGCGGTGTCACTTTCTTTTACAGACGAGGTTGATTTTAGAAGAGGAGATCATATTGTTTTAACCAGTGATCCGTCTGGTTCCGCTGTAAATTGGGACGATGATTTAATTGAAGTAACTTTATTGTGTACTTCTTCCTCAGCTAATGTAAACAGCCCTGTAAAAGGCCCATATAGCTTTACGGTTGTAACAGTAGATTCAAATGTAGCAAGCGTTCCTCAATTCTGGCATGCTAAATTAAGATCTCCAGACGCTTTATTCCAGTTTAAGTTTCCTAGATTTTCATACAGATGGAAGTTTGAAGACGGTGAGTTTTCTACTTTTGCACCTTGGTCTGACGTTGCTTTTTTACCTACTGATTTTAATTACCAAGCTAAAGAAGGTTATAACACTGGTATGGTTAATAATGTTAGAAGTATTAATTTAACTAAGTATTTCCACGAACCTGCTTTAGTACCAAGAGACGTTGTTGGAGTAGAGTTGTTATACAAGGAAGATGGTAAGCCAACCGTGTACAGTATAAAATATTTAAGTGAAAAAGATAAAGATCCAGAATGGCCAGATAGAACTAACAACAAAAACAGAGGTCAGTTTAAAATAACAACAGAGATGATACACGCTGTTGTTCCTTCAAACCAAATATTAAGACCTTGGGATAATGTTCCTAAGGCGGCTTTAGCACAAGAAATAAGCGCTAATAGATTAATATATGCTAACTACAAGCAAAACTACGATATAACTGACCAAATAAAACTTGATGTATCTATAGATCATACTGATGGAAGAGCTTCTGGACCTCTTACCTCGGTAAAAACATTAAGAAATTACCAAGTGGGTATCGTGTTTAGTGATGAGTATGGTAGAGAAACACCTGTGCTTGTTCCTAAAGAAGACTCAACAGTAAGTCTATCAAAAGAATGGTCAACGTCAAAAAATAGATTAAACGCAAGATTATCACCTGTTGCCTACAATGCTATACCTTCTTGGGCACAGTATCTTAGATATTACGTAAAAGAAACATCTAATGAATATTATAACTTAACACAAGACAGGTGGTACAATGCTGAAGATGGTAATATATGGTTATCATTTCCTTCTGCAGAAAGAAACAAGATAGACGAAGATACGTTTTTAATATTAAAAAACGAACATGATGCTGATAAAGCTGTTTTTGATGACACTAGATATAAGGTTATAGCAATAGAAGATGATGCTCCGTTGTTTATAAAAACAACAATGAAACCTCATGGTGGTGCACAAACAGTTTTACAGGTAGGAGCAAATCTAGCCGCTACAAAAAGTTTTGAGGTTGCTACGGCTAATTGGAAAGCTGGCTATGGTGATGATTTTTTTACTCATACGTTGCCTAAAATTGCCTCATCAAATCTTTACGCTAGAATAGTGGGTACAAACGGTATTACAACACTAACAACAGGGTGGATAGGTGTCACTAAAGTTTTTAAAAAAACTGGTACAACTGATGCTGTGGTGCAAGTAGATCAAAAGTTAGCAACTGCAGATATGGACGCCTCTCTTTCTGGTTCAATAACTTATACCGTAGAATTACGCGAAAACGTTGTGCAAAACAAACCAGAGTTTGATGGTAGATTTTTTGTAAAAGTTCTTAAAGATTCTTTTTTACAAGAGTACATAATGAAGATAGATCCAACTAGTCAAGAGTTTATTGTAGTAGATACATTTGATTTTAGATCTATACTACCACCAGGTCAAGGTTCAAATGGTACTGGTGGTGATTGGCATAGTAATAGTTACTCACACCCCTCTGTAACAACGCCAGCTGCGGGTACACACACGCATAACGCTGGTAGCTACGATTGGGTTGGTTATGGAGCAAATGATTTTGACGATGACCACAAGTTTGGTTACTGTGGTGGTTTAACTGAAACTAGAGATTTTTGGCAGCAAGGTTACAACAAACCAAATGTGTGGTTTATTGATGGTGCAGCTTACTCAAATAATAACGTTAACTATCAGTGGGGGCAAGGTATTAACGATAGCCAAAACGGTTTGCACAGTTCTCACCCAAACGGTAACGCTAGTAACGCTAGAGGTATAAAACTTAGTGTTGCAAATAAAAACGCTCAAATTTGGTGGGGATGTTGGGGTTGGGGAGGTAATTTCAACTCTGTAGCAACTGCTTTTAAAAGTAAAATGACAACTGTTGGTACTCTATTTCAATTTAGAGGTGACCCAGACAATGTTACTTATAAAGTTACAGCTCATAAATCTACCAAACAAATTGGTAACTTTGTTAAAAATACTTTTAGGTGTAAAAGATGTGGTAGTAGCGAGTGGGGTTGTAAAAGATCTATTTTCTCTATAACATTTGAAAGATTAGATGGACTTTTGCCTGGCACGGTTAGTGGTCAAGCGAATACCGGTGTTATTGATTACAACTATTGGGACCCTTTAAGTCTTGTAAAACATGATGGTAAAAGTGCTGCTAAAATTGATATAGTAGAGTTAGACCTTGGCGCTATAGATAATTCAACTTCTCTATCTACTTCTGAACCAGCTATATGGGAAACAGAGCCAAAAGAAGATGTTGGACTAGATATATATTACGAGGCTTCTGGTGCTTTACCTTTAAAAACAACACATAAAGATAACGAGCTTTTAATACCTGTAGGATCTAGATTTAAAGCTAGAAACTATAGTAATTGGCACGAAGAAGATACAGTTAATTACTCTGAGTTTGACGGTAGATATACAGTTACAGCTGTTAATTCTACTGGTAATCCAGATACAACGTTTATATCTTTTTACCCAAGATTAATAGATACAGTACCACATGACAGTTATATAGAGCTAGAAAGATATGATGGCAGCACTATAAGTCTTTACGTGGGTAAACCAGCTTCACCTATAAGTGGTACGATTGATGTTACAGCATCCACTACAGTTACTGGTGTTAACACTAAGTTTTTAACAGAAGTTCATATTGGTGATACGTTGATAATTAGAGACTCTATAAATAATGCTATAGAAAAAAGAACAGTTACAGCTATAGCATCAAATACTTCTTTAACTGTAGCCGCTGCATTTTCAAACCTTAACATAGACAACAATCCTCATATTCACAACGCTTATAGAAATGTAAAGCTAGAAGGTACTGTAGACGTTACAGCATCAACAACTGTTACTGGTGTTGGTACTAACTTTACTATACTTAACACTGGTGATAGATTAGTTATAACAGATCCAAATACTGCCGATGTTGAGGTTAGAAAGATAGCTTCTATCGCAAGTGATACTTCTCTTACGGTCACTCAGGCTTTTACAGATCTAGCTAACGATCTTACTCCAGAAGCTCAAGTGTTAAGACAATTAGAAATAGTAACAGGAAATGTTCCTACAAATTTACAAAGTGGATCATCACAACCTTGGAGAGCTCCGCATCACATGCCTTTTAAATTAGGTTGGCACAACTGTTGGAGGTTTGGAAATGGAGTAGAGTCAGATAGAATTAGAGACGATTTTAATGCGCCACAGGTTGCAAACGGTGTTAAAGCATCTACTGTTTTAGCAACACCTTATGCTGAAGAGCACAAGTCTTCTGGTTTGATATTTTCTGGTATATACAACTCTATAAGTGGTGTTAACGATTTAAACCAGTTTATACAAGCAGAACCAATAACAAAAGACTTAAATCCAAGACATGGTTCTATACAAGCGTTAGTAACTAGAGACACAAACACTGTTGTGTTTTGTGAAGACAAAGTATTTTCTGTATTAACAAACAAAGACGCGTTGTTTAATGCTGATGGAAATTCAAATGTTACTTCTAACGCAGCTGTTTTAGGTCAAGCATTACCAATGGAAGGTGACTACGGTATATCAACAAATCCTGAATCTTTAGCTGTAACAGCTGATAGCATGTACTTTAGTGATGCTATGAGAGGTCAAGTTTTACAACTTTCAGGAAATAGTATAATACCAATATCTGACATTGGAATGAAAGACTGGTTTAACGATAATTTACCATTAATATCTGATGCTATTGGTAGTTATGATGATCGTAAAGATGAATACAATTTAACTTTAAACGGCGCAGTGCCTAGTGCCAACGTATGGAGAAAGCCTCATTACAATACTATTAGTTACAATGAAAAAACAAAAGGTTGGACTTGTTTTAAAGATTTTAAAGGTGGTGAAGATGATGGTTTAGAGTTAGGTATTAGTTTAAATAGCAAATACTATACGTTCTATAGAGGTAGTATGTGGGAACATCACACTAAAACGGTTAATAACAACTTTTACAATACGCAGTACGACTCTGGGGTAACGTTAATATTTAACGACGAACCTAGTTCTGTAAAAAGCTTTGGTACTTTAAACTACGAAGGAACAACATCAAGGCAAACAGCTTTTGTTTCTGAAGATGTAAATAATACTTATATAAATCCTTCTACTAACGCTGTTACGGTTATAAATGACATGAGTGATTTGAGATATAGAAACTTAACAGCAAAAACTGGCTGGTATGTAAACTCAATAACAACAGACTTGCAAGAAGCAGAAGACCTTGAGTTTATAAATAAAGAGGGAAAATGGTTTACTACTGTAAAAGGAGCTTCGACGTTTTTTAATTCTCACACTGATAATAATTTAGACGAAAGAGAATTTTCAGTTCAAGGTCTTGGTATGGGTACTGTTGGAAGCACTGGTACTCCATCAACACCATATAAACTCAACGTGCAACCTGGAACA